TTCATCTGTTCCCACTTTGATTAGGGAAATAGAGTTACCTTTTCCAATAATGGTATAACTCTGCGGTGAACCGAGATCTGGTGAGTTTATGGTCACAGGAGGACTACCAACAGATGAAATAGTTGTTGCACCAGTTCCTGCTTGGTGTACAATAACCTCAGTACCAATTGCAAATGGCACCTCAATATTTGCAGGAACATAAACAGTGTTGGCTGCTGCATTTGTCATACGAACGTATATTCCTGCGTCTGCCAACGTTAGAGTGTAAGCCGTACCCGACTGCGTGTTGATTGTTAAAGGTGTATAGCTTGCCTCATTTGGAAGACGGTAGTATGCACCATTCACATACACAATCAGGTTTCCTGCAGCAGGCGAACCACCACCTTCAATTGCAATCTGTCCGTCTCGATCAGCCGCACCAGCAGGGATAGAGCCAGTATCGTAAACTGGAATATCTGGACTTACGTGTTCAAGTGTTCTTGGATTTGCCCCTGGATTTGCACGGTGGAACCTTGCCTTGTAGCCATCCTCACCAGCTGTTAACATTACACCCCAGTTGGTTGTATCATCAAGATTGGCTTGTGTTGAACTTGTTCGCAACATGTTGGCGGACATAACAGCATATCGACCATCAATCATGTTACCAAAACGATGCCGTGTGTTCCAGCCAACTGGCTGGAAAGCAATGCTTGATGTTTTGCTAGTGGCACCAGCATAGTGCACAAGACTTGGTTCATCGTCATTGACTGTGGTTGTGAAAGGACCATGTGCAGAACTATACTTGTTCATGCCATATGTTAGATCGGTCGTAGAGCTACCAATGAACCAACTGCAAGAGCTAAAGTGGTTACCAATTACTTCGGAACGATATGACTTGTCGATATAGATACCATTTGCGATATCTGGTGCTGGTGAACCAGTTGCTACACCAGGATTGATCACATTGCGTTGCATCGTAAATTCAATACGTCGGGTACCAGCATCTTCACCAATGCTAATATTCTTACCAGTTTGATTTTCAAAATAGTTGTTAAGAATTAAGACCGACTCGGACTGAGCTGCAGAGCCAACATCAAGTCTCAGACCAATAGCATTGCCTTCAAAATCATTGTGAACGATTCCAGTACCAGCCATACTACCCTCGATCCACAAACCATAACCACCATTTGCAAGGAATGCGTTATTCTGGAAATAGAGGTGATCGTTGTAGGCACCATATAGTGTACCATCGTCAAAATGCACACCATGTCCAACGTTACTACTGAAACGGTTACGAATATAGTTTGTTGCATAACAACCGGTAGCTTCAACACCATTGCCACCACACTGTTCAACACGAAGACCTTCTAGTAAAAGCCCCTGCATTCGAATAAGTTGGATACCGTGAGATGTCGTTCCATTACCGATCAATCGGAAATTACGAAGACGTACATCGGCGGTTTGATTAGCTGTGGTATTACCAACGGTAATGGCAACACCACCTGTAACATTGTGATCAAGAACAGACTTGTGACCAGAACCAACGATAGAGATATCAACCGCACCACTTATTACAACACCTGTTGTTAGCAACCATGTGCCTGCTGGAAGATAAATGACACCACCAACACCATTGGCTGTTAGTGTATCAATGGCATTTTGTAGTGCACTTGAACTACTTGTTGCACCTGTTGGATCTGCATCATTGAAATCTGTGATGCTCACACGCTCCTGCAGACGCTCTTTCAGGGTGCGTGTTGATGCTGCGGTAGCTGGAGGGCTACCAACAGCAGTCCAGTTTGGTGTGTATTGCAACAATCCAATATCAACGGTTGGCAATCCCACAACTGGTGGCGAGCCAATAGCTTCCAGACGAAGCAAATCCCCAGCCGATGTCCCAGCCAGGGATGCAATATCTATCTGGAGATCTTGAATGAGTGGTTGTGCCATATCTTACAAAGCACCTAAGGCAGAGATTGTGGTATCACGTACAGATAGAATTTCTGCTTCATCCATTGCATCATCGATATCATTCTTACCCTTGAGACGAATTTCTTCAATCGCAGCACCTGCGGTGATCCAAGCTGACTTCTTGGCAAGAATGCGATCGGCAACTTCAGTTGCAGTTTCACCTAAAGCATTCATTTCTGCTTGTATGAAGGGATAGGATGAGACATCTGCTGGATAACCAGCAGCAACAAAATCAGCCGCTTCATCACTTTTTTCGGAGTACGTCATTGCTTGCCCTGTTCCCCATGTGATGAAACGTAGCCGTGCTTGTTCTGCAGCTCGGTCTATATTTGCTTTTGCATCTGTTCTCTTTTGAGTAAGATCCGTGGGATTTGCGACCTGCCAATCAGCCCACGCTTGTTCAAGGGTAGCAGTATCTGGTTCCGGGTCAAGATGGTGCCAATCCCTCAGAAAAACAGTTCCATCGTCCTTTACGTGAACCTCAAAATCTTCCACATTTGTGTAACCAAGCTGTTCAAGTGCCAAAATAATATTCATGTTAATGTACCTTAGAATTTAACAAGACGTGCGTATACGTACCAGTTTGAACCCGTTAGACCCGTGTACCCGCCAACGGCACTAGTTTTTCCAGAAATACCAAATCCTGTATATGCAAGAGTGAACCATACGTTCGTGGTGTTCCACGTGAGCAAGTTACTAGTACGATGTGCACCACTTGTCTCGTCGAAGTCATGGACAGATGGGTTAATTACAACATAATCACCAACGTTAAAGCCAAATTCGGCACCAACGCAGTAAAGAACAAGTTGTCCTATGTCAGGGTAGCCTCCCAGTCCATGTGCATATGCCCCCTTCAACACACCATAAGCCGAACTTAAAACAACAGCTGGTGTAGTATACACTGTACCACTGCCACCACCTGCAACAGCTGCTTGAACAAATGCTGTTGTTGCAAGTTTTGTGGAGTTGTCGGCACCTGCCTGTGTTGGAGCCGTTGGATTTCCAGTGAATGCTGGACTTGCTAGTTTTGCCCAGCTAGCTGCAGCCACACCACCTAACGCATTAGAGTTGCTTGCTGTTGTAGCAGTTGTGGCAGTTGTTGCACTGGTTGCTGTCGCAGCATTTCCAGAAATGCTTATTGCATACGTTCCGGTCAATCTAGCGGACGCAACAGTTCCTGTCAGCTTAGCAGCATCAAGGCTCTCTATTTGTCCACTTCTTATTGTTTGCTGTGCCATTTTATGCTACCTTATAGTTCGTAAATTGCAACATCATCGCTTAGCGTTAGACCTGCAGTGAATGTAATTTGGTTTGCACCTGTTACGGTATAGCTTGCACCAGCACCATACTTTTGCAGAATACCATTAACAAATACTTGTATGTATACCTTACCACCGGATGGTGCAACAGTGGAAACATATGTTGTGTTAAAAATTGTCTGTCCAGCACCTGCAACAAACTCATCAATGTTGATACCTGTCAATGCACCAGGTGCCTTGTTCGTCCACCTGTTTGTGGCAGCCACATATGTTAAAACATCACCATTGATAGGCAAAGGTGAACCTGTTACTTCTACATCTGTAAGCTCACCAAGTGTGACACCAAAGGCTGAAACGTTAATCCAGTCTCCTGGCATTCCAGCTGAAAAGCAAACTGGTGAACCAAACTTTCTTGGAACAAACACGCGAAGAGCAGGAGTTGTCTTGTCATACCATAGCTGTCCAGGAACCGGATTTGGAATGATGTTTGGATCAACGCGCTCTGGAGGAGAACCAATTGCATATGAGGCAAAGTTTTCCATCAGGTGCAACAAGTTTTCATTGATCAGTTCACCGTAGTTTAGTACGCCTCGTCCTGGTAGCTCCAAACTTGTGTCTGTGTTTGTTGATGCAGCTGGAATAACGATGGTTGATGATGCACATTTGGTATCTGTGAACTGCAGGTTGTATGCACCACCAAGCAATCCTGTCCATGCACCAGCAGGTGTGGAAATATTTTGACATAGTGGAGAGCCTGTAGGAACAACAGGTGGTGAACCTGGGCAATAGGGAACAATTTTTGTTGTACCACCACTATAGGAAGAAGATCCTACGGTAAATGTGGTTGCGGTAGAAACTGCAGGTGACCCAGAACCCGAATCCCAAGCAACAATACCAAATCCAGCCACAAACATGGCTGTGAAGTTGCCCGGAATCTCAAAGTATCCATCAGTGTGAGCTGTAGACCCATTGATAATTGGATAGTATGCTACTGTTGCTGCTGCCGTCATGTTTATTCCTTATGTCAATATAAATTCGAGTACATCTGAACCAGATAGACTATCATTTAGTGTTACCACGTTAGCGGTTGATCCTGGAGCTGCCAGTCCACCACCCACCAATGGTGAAAGATCAAATACACCATCTGATTCATAATAGCCATACGTTGCACCGGCGACAGGTGTACCACCCCTGAGGAAACTCTGGAATCCAGCATCGCCTAGGTTGTTACTAGCAAATAGGTCCCTGGTTGGTGGTGAACCAACCAAATTGGAATATGCCACACCGATGCCTGGTAGCTGCTGTGACTGAACACGAATGTTTGTACCAATCAAATAAACGGTGGCGGTATTTGCACCAAACGTAGTATCTATGGCTGTCTGCATTGCTGAAACCAAGTTGCCAAATGTTTGAGCATCGAACGCATTAACAGGACCAACTTCGTGGACATCCGGAGAACCAATGCCATCTAGGTTCAAATTAAAAACATAGTCAAGTCCTAGCTGTCCGTCACCAACGGCGGTTGCTGGAATTGTGCCTGTAACAGTAATACGAGTCTGCCCTGGTGAACTATCGTAAACAACCGATGCAGCTGTATAATAAGCATTTGGATCGGGTGATCCACCACCCGTATCACCTTGGATCTGGAAATTATTACCCGTCTCAATGTCCGCAGTGTGATCTCCATCTACAATCCATACTCCGCTTGCACCAGTCACCACACCAGATATTGTCAAGAGGGTTAGTCCTGCTGTTGCACCCGCACTTTCAAGGGCACTGGAAAATATTGCATCGTCGTAAGCTATATTGTCGTGATATAGTTTAACACCATTCTTGAATACCATAAGACGGTTTGTACCAGCTTGATATGAGAATGGAAGTGTGAATGTTGTTGCTAGTCCCAGCAGGAACTCAGAATCCAACGATGTTGCGATCCATCGCTGCGCTGCTGTTGCTGTGCTTGATACTGCCGCACTCACGGCTGCATCAACATACGCCTTGTTGGCAGCATTGGTCAATGGTGACGTGCCAGTCAGGTTTGGTACTGTTACATCACCCGTGAATGTTGGATTGTTATATGGAGCCGCAGCTAACAAAGCTGCATCTACTGTTGATGCTGGTTCTGTACCACCAACAAGACCACCAACAAATGGAATGTTGTTTGAATCAACACCAGTGATGTACAAGCTGCCAAGAGGTCCTGGGGAGCCCGTTGTTGAATAGTTAAGTGTGATTGTGCCCGAAGAAGGTGAACCAAGAATACCAAATGAACCAGCATTGACAAAGGTATCTCCAACTATTGCCCCTGAGAATAAGTCATCAACGTATTTCTTATTTGGGATGTCATTGTTGGCAGCAATTGCAGTCTCATAAGAAGCTAACGTAACAGATAGAATACCACCTGTGCTAACCTCAACTAGAGATGTTCCAGCATACTTTGCCTGTAGTGCACCACCATTGGCAACTTCCCACTCAAGTGGAGAACCTGTCGCACCAAGTTGCACTGTTGCATTTGCACCAACCAAAGACAACGTTGGTGTGGCTTTGGATATAGCAAGATCACCAGTCAAGGGACCATTTGAGGTATCCAGTAGTAGATATGCACCAACCGTTGCCGTTAACAAAGCTGTTACGGCTGTTAGGTCTGGTAGCACATCCCAAGCACTGCCGTCATAAATCTGTAGTTCCTTCGTAGGAACAATTGTTGGGAATCCTGTACCTTCTGCATAAAGACGTGGAATCCACTGATTAATACTACCAGTGGCAGAAGAGGATGAATACTGGTAAAGAATGTTTGGAGAGCCGGTATTGTCAAACCAGTAATCACCATCTGACTTTGATGCTGGTTCTAGTCCAACTGTAACAGAAAGTGGTACCGGATTCCAACCCGCAGGAGAACCTGTTCCATCATACACATAAAATGTGGGTCCAGCAATATCATTGTAGTACAGAACCTCTTTGTGCCAAAGCATTCCTGGAATTTTAATAACAGGTTCAGAGGCACCAGAAAAATTTTCAAGAAGGTGAAGAAGGTTTTCATCTGTTCTTTCACCATAGTTTGGATGTCCTTTACCATACAACAGCAAACATGAGCTTGCTGTGACAGATGAATCATTCAGAGCAGAGGTCGTAGGGAACTTAGGTCCATTGGACGTGTATGGACGAATGATAAAATCATCATGAAGAGGGTCTGTACGGTTTATGATATAATTGCTCATTAGAATGCTACCGCCTTAATGTAGATGCGCCAGTTGGCTGCTGTGATACGTCGTTCATCATTGGCGCCCGTCATCGTGTGCTGGTGAATATAGATGCTTGGCTGTCCACCAGTATCGGAGCCCTTTCTTGTTGCACGAACCACAACCTGTGATGTACTTATTTCAACCGTTATACCTTCTGCGTTATCCTGGTCAGCTGTTGTTTGTGTGCCTGCAAATCCAGCACTAATCAAAATTCTATCACCAACAGAATAACCATACTCGGCTGTAGTACATTGCAGAACAACCTTAACTAGATCTGGCTCAACACCAAGTCCATGGTTCCACGTGTTTGTATATCCAATTGCTATTGCAGCACTTGAACTTGACTTATATCCAGCACCAACAGCATTTGCTAATGTTACCTTTCTGTGGGTTGCACCATCATATGTCATCACATAGTCGGTGCTAGCTGGTGATGCATCAGTTGACAAACTTGGAATATCAATATTCAGAGTTCGTGATGCAGCTATTGTGCCACCACCAGAAAGACCAGTTCCTGCACTAATGCTGACAGATGCGTGGTTGATGTGTTCGTTTGTTACGAAACCGGTTAGCTGATCGTGGTTGACTTGGTCTGCACCACCTGATTCGTGCCGCGTTGCGTGAGCGCTAACATCAACACCATCTACCAGACCAGATACTGTAATGTTGCTTGCCGATACGGTTGTAACTGTTAGTGTCCCAACATTGGAAATATTGTTCCCTGTCATGTTGAGAGTACCTGTCATCGAGTCACCTGAGACATCAACGAAGGAACCAGAACCTGCGCCTGCTGTAACCAACGTAGACCAAGCAGGGGAACCACCAACGTAAACTTTCAGCAGGTTGGTTGACTTATCCCACCAAAGCTGTCCTTCGAGTGGAAAATCGGGCTCTGTTGAGTTTGCGAAATTTTCTAGAAGATGGACAAAGTTCTCATTCCATGCTTCACCATAATTTCTCTTGCCTTTCCCATATAGGGTGAGATCCAACACACCTCCTACCACGCCAGCGGGCAAAACGGTGTTATTTGGGATGGTGACGAGCAAGGTACCATCTGTAAGATTAATGCTATATGCCATATGAAATCCCTAGAGTTCGCTTATACTTCAATGTATTTATATTTATTTACAGGTTCATTTCAGCGACTATTTCCTTCATCATTTTAACGAATTCGGGTTTCTTTTGGAATTGAGTTCCCCAGTACTTGGGGCGCATGAGAGTTTCCAGAACGATCTTCTGTTCTGTGCTCGTTCTGTCACGGAAGAACATCATGAATTTGGCACTGTGAAGCAAAATCCATGGCGACAGTTTGCGTTCTTTGATAAGCTCAATGATCTCGTTTGGATTCAATTCTGCGAAGATATTCTCCGTTTTGCAGTCGAGAATGTCTGATAGGCGCAGAAGTGTATCCACCGTGATTTGAGCATGGTCGTGTGGAGAAGCAACTCGATCAAGGTGCTCCATGTACATTGAATATGGACGCTCGCTTGTCCACATGGTTGGAGGGAAATCCTTGTCAATCATCAGCTTGATGAAAGTATCAGGTTTTGGCAGGTTGAGCTTTCTTACAAGCTCTGCGAATCGATTGAACGATTCAAAATAACGCGATTTCAGGAAAGTCTTATCATTGGGTACACGCTTACGCTGAAACTTCATCCAGTCTTGATAGTACCGCCACGCAGCTTGTCCAATAGGCGTGCGAAGTCTCTCTTCGCGAATCATCGCTTTGCACTTGTGCTTGATGAACCTATTTTCGTGCTGAAACCTCTTATGGCAGAAGTGGCAGACGTAGGGTGCGTCTTTCATCGTGTTTTGAGTTCTTTCTTCAGTTTCGTGATAACGTCTTTTTGTCTTCCCAAGTGTTCAGCATACTCGATAATATCGTCGTTTGACAACAGAGGCATTGCTTCTAGTGCTTGTTTTGTATTGTAGCCAAACACTTCCCGGAGAACCGAAACTGCGGTTGGTGTCTTATTTGACTTAGATGAAACTGTCTTGTTCCAAAAGTATCGCTGAGACTTGCCTGGTCCACAAAGCGTCATCAATTGATACAACAGCTGAGGATGCTTGTGCAGGGAGAACACAAATGGATTTACCAGCTCGTTAATGAAGTAAATCTGCTTTGCGCTGGATGTGCCTGATAACCATCTGGACACAACGACAGGCAAGAAGCCTTTCTTCTCCTCATCGTTGAGACTGCGGTAGTACCTAGTATCTTTTGTGCTTATCTTTCCAAGCACTGTAAAGATATCAAGTTTTCTTTCAGTTGTCTTTTTTGCTGCCACGAGGAATGCTTATCTTCTTATAACAGAATTTGCACACGACGTGTGTGCCATTATGCACAAGCTGCTCAAACGGATGAACACATTCTTGAACCATTGCATTTCGAAGAACTTGGATCCGATCGAACACTTCTTGCTTTTGCAAGCTCAGTTCCATGATTTTATCTTCAATGGGTCGCAGTTCAGCAAGCAACGACACCATATTGTTCATCTTGCGATTCCACGATGTTTTCTCGCTACGGTTTGCAGTATTAGCAACCTTCTCAAGAACTCGACGCTCTTCTGCCTGTTTGGTTGTCTCGTCTACGGGTTTCTTTTTTCTTGCCATTATACTTTTCCTAGCTTGCGAAGTGCAAGGCTTACTTCATGCCACCAGCTTGCTTCAATGTAATACTCAAGACTGATACCATCTTCGTAGGTGGTTCCTGGTTCATCTCCGAAGTCTTGGTCGCAACCCTCACAAAAGTCGCGGTAATGCATCTCAATTGGTATTAAAGCTTCCATCAACTCATTGAGAGCTTCAAGGTTCGGCGTATCTTCTATTCCTTTCTGAACCTTTTGGAGGTAGCGCTGAGCAATTTCAATGTCGTCTTTAATGGACATTAGACATCCTTCAAAAAAGACATCGCGTGATCGTATCGGTCCGTGGCGTCCTTGCCATCGTCCTTCTTCACAACAATATCAAGCTCGACGTGCTCAACTGGACGGTGAAGTAACAGTCTTACATCAACTGTCACTTCTTGTGGACCAGCAACCCAAGTGCTCAAACTGTTTCCCATGACTTCCATTTCCTGAGCACACGAATCAACGTTTACATCTACACCAACAACATGAGCATCAAAACCAAGGTCCTGAATGTATTTGTTGATTCCTTCTAGTGTGTCGGCGTACATTACAGTCCCTTCATAGCCCGATCGTATGCGGTTTCTGGCGTATCGATGTCAAGCTTTACGTCCATCTTCATTATTCCCTCGACAAGGTCTCCGGACATCGGCTGAACGTCAACAAGAGTTTTTGCCATCTCATTCATGTTCAATGAGACCACAGTAGAAAGCTCAATTTTCATCCTTTCTATTTCTGCTTTCAGCTGTTCCATTTCAGCGTCCATTGGATTGTGCCATTCCATTTTTATTGGAGCGATACATTCACCGTAGGAAGGCGCAACCGCCTGATCAATACCCGCTTCTGCCGTGCCATAAGGGCTCTGTGTTAGAAGGGGCTGCTGCAGAACCTCGTTCATGAAGCTCGAGTCTTTGTCGAAAATACCACGATTCTTAATTTGGTCGTACCACCAGTTTGGTTCACCTGTTGCCATGTCTTTTCCTTATTGTTATTATAGTGTGGAGAGACGAATGAACATTGCAGCCGCATTGATCTCTGGATCAGCAACAATACCGTGCTTGTACAGATGATCAGCGATCACAACAATACCTTCCTCCCATTTTGCCTGTTCGCTAAACTTGACTGACTTGTCTAAGTTTTCATACAGGAAACGATAAACGGGTTCCCACTCTTCCGCAGCGACGTTTGCGCAGAGCAGTTTGCGAATAGCCAACCAATCGTCGGCTGTTAGCAGTTCCAGCATCTGGAACTTGTAGTCACCAGTCTCAACTTCAGTTGGCGCCTGTAGTTGTCCATCGATAACATTTTGCTGCAGTGTATTGATAATCTTTCGAATATCAGGATATCCAGCAGCAACATACTTATATAGAAGCGTTTCGTTGAACTTTACCTTCTCGGAGATAAGAATGGTCGCAACACGCTCTGCAACGTCGTCTTTGTCGAATGCGTGGAAACGAAATTGCTGACAACGAGACTTGACTGGTGAGATAATCTTGTGGTCGTAGTTGCAAGTCAAAATGAAACGAGCAACATCAGCATACTCTTCCATCATTTGGCGAAGAGTCGCCTGCGCAGCTTGTGACAAGTAATCTGCCTCTTCCAACTGAACAACCTTAAAAGGACCGAGCGCCCAGGAAGAAACAAACCCCTTAATCTTCTCTCTCATCGTGTCAACAGAGTTCTCATCTGATGCGTTGACCAACAGGATGTCGGTTGGGTCAAGATCGAGAGACCTTACGAGCATCTTCGATAGGGTCGTCTTACCAGAACCCTGAACACCAGAAAGAAGCAAGTGGGGAATGCTACCTTCACCTATCATGCGAAGGATAGCACGCTTTTGGGATTCGTCTTGCCAGATGTATTCTTCTACGGTTTGGGGTCGATATTTCTCGACCCAAAGTTTTTGTAAATCTGCCATATAATTCTCCTTGTCAGGATATTATACAGCATACGCGAAGAATGTCAACTAGCCAACATTATGGTCCATAAGGATATGCTGGTGGGGTAAAGTTGCTTGTCCAGCGTGGTGTTCCGACACTGAAACGGAACTCATCAATATATCCATCCATTGAGTTTGGTGGATATATCACTCCCGAAACATAGATGCAACCAAGACGCAAGGATGTTGTTGAATCAAAAATACTATCCGTGCTAATGTTAAACGTACTGCCAATCTGTGTGCCGTCAACAAAAAAGCGAAGGTCTGCTCCATTACGTGTAACTGCAACATGGTACCAAGTGTTTAGAGAAGGTGTAAAAGTACCTGCACCAGAAGTAGCAATCGTATTTGTTGAGCCATCAGTTGAGTAAGTTAGCTGGAGTTTGTTGTCGGTGTTGATGTATGCAAATCCCCATGCTTTCTGGTTTGAGGATCCACCATCAAATTGGGAGGCCATAAAGTTTCCATTTTGGAAACTAGTAAAGTTAACCCAGCAGTCGATAGCAAAGTCACTTGTTCCGAGCGTCCAGTCCGTATCATCCGCTGAGGCAACTTCGTCAATTTGTGGAGATCCTGACCATGTTCGTATAGACGTTGCACCAAACTTTGCTTTGGCTGTGCTGTGGTGTGCACCATTGAGCATTGATACTGTGTGAGGACTATGTGTGCCACCCACACTGCTATCCACGGCTGAAGTATCACCTTCGAACGTATCCGAATGTATCAATAGTCTGGTAAACGTATCGTTGCCAGCAACAGTATTCCATGTGTATTCGTTAGGGAGGGATATCTCAAATGGGCCCACATCATATTTTTGCCCTGCCACTATATTGACATCATCAAGCGTTAGATCTCCCAAAGGAGATCCTGTTCGGGCTGAGATTGTACCCACAATAGCAGGCAAATACTTCCCGTCAGGATTTCCCGGAGCTGGTCCCGGTATTACTGGATCGTACAAGGTATTTCCAGACCAAATCCACCAAGTTGCCACTCCACTCTGAATTGCAGGTATAACTTGATGCGGCCAGTAAATTTTACTGTTTGACTCAATTGGTGTCTGTCCTCCACCAATTACCACCCATTCTATCAGTACGTCGTTTGGTGAGCCAACAATTCTACTCTCCGTTGGATGTAGCGTATCAAGAGCCGATTGTGAGGGAATGGTTCCTTTCATAATGCGAAGCTTGGCAACACCAACAACACCAAAGGCGGGATATGATAAGTAAGTGTTGTTTCTTAAAATTCCACCAGAGGAAGTTCCCACAACTGCTGATACTGCGACAGATGACAATTTGATTGTAGGCATTAGAATTTCCTTTAGTATGGTGTAAACCTAAACCCAAAGTAGGTCAGGGTGACAGGATTACCTGCCGTAAGTGATAGAGAGTCCAACCTTACTGCCGCCGTACCGGCTGTTGTGGAAACATCCCCCAACATCCATCCAAAACTACCAAAATTAACATAATGGGCAAACCACGCAGCTGTTCCTGTTGCTGTTGCGTTTACGGGGTTTACGGTTGGTGGGATGTACATAAAGAGCCCCTGCGGATCGAGAGAATCACTTTCGTAAAACCTATAACTTGTGAAAGTAGCAAGCAAGTCCGTGCCACCGGATGTCCACGTATCCGGATCGGCAGGCATTGTTCCCTTATAAATCTCAAGTACATTACGATTGGTCGTGGGATAGCATATATTTGATAATCCATCAGCCATCGCATTGCAAGCAGCAAAATTCATTAAAATTGTCATTATATTATACCAAGATCGGGGGAGCCTGTAACGTTAATGACTTTGGCAACTAGCGGTAATGGTTGATCCTGAAAAGTACGAAACGAATCAACTGCACCAACATCGTTAAATGACACAAACGTTGCCAGTGATAGGTTGTCTTCAGGAGCACGAAGTGATGCCGCAACTGCCTGGTCCACAAAATGAATTACCGTTGCTGTTGTAACATCATTATCATCGGGAATTCGTAAGGAACCACCCACTGTTTGATCTACGGCGCCACTTGGAAAAAAGAAAAGTCCGCCAAATCCTGTAGGAAGGGGTGGTAATTTTGTGATTACTATGACAGGCATTTAGTACGTATACTCCCGTGGCAGTACAAACCTCGCCGGTCCCAACTCATATGTTTGCCCTGCTACTATGTTCAAATCAACAAGTGTCATTGAACCACCACCAGCAATTGCAGTGATGTCACCAATAAGAGCTGCTACATAATAGTTATCTGGAGCACCGGGAGCGGCACCCCTGTCGACAGGATCATAGTGTTCGTACCCCGACCAACACCACCAAGATGCCACACCACTGCGAACAGCCGTTACTAATTCCAGGTCCCATGTTACATAGGTGACACCACCGGATGTGACGGATCCAAATTGAGCAGCGGTGTGTGCTCGTTCAATCAGAACCTCCGATGGCGATCCTGTAAACCGATCCCAAGTTGGGTATGCATTTTCTAGCTCATTCTGCGTAGGGATTGGGCCACTTAGAATTCGAAGGTATCCGTTGTAAGTAGAGTACGCAGCAAGCGCAGGTGTTCCAGCTGAACTACTTGTGATTCCAGTGGTCCCTGCTATGTTCTCTGCTATCCTTGTTGAAAATTTAATTGTGGCCATCGCTAATCCTTATGTTTGAAATCTAACACCCCAGTGCAACAGTTGCACCGGAGAACCTGCAACAATTGATAATGAATCCAAATGAACTGATCCAGTTCCTCCTGAAATAGAACAATCTCCTAGCAGCGCTCCATGTGTTGCAAACCGTGTAGTATTGTACATCGCATACCAAACTGCTATTCCTGTTCCTGTCGCCGTTACCGTTCCAGGGTTGGGTTCAAACCCACCAGTAAACATTGCTTCTTGTACATCTAGGTTATTACCGGTGGATGGAACTGTGTTTTGGGTTATTCTAAAATCTGAAAAGGTAGCTAACAGATTTGAAGTTGGAGATCCAGCACCGGGGTATCCAGAAAAGAAACTATCGGCGTCAGCTGGCATTGGTCCAGCATATATTTCGATTCGATTGTTTGGTCCAGAAGCATCTATAAAAAATGCAGTGCTAACTAAGCCCCTTATCATTGAATCATAAAAACCAAAATTTGCGCGTATGATAGCCATTACGCTTCTCCTTTGTTTGGATTACGAACTCTTTCGGTGACCTTTTTCTTTGCAAGCATTTCTTCTACCAAAGCTTTCTGAAGCACCGCTCCTGGCGTTTGTTCGTGTTTGGTATTTATCTGCTCCAACATAGCTTCCAGTTCATCAACACTCATTGAGTTGCTTACTTGTGGCAGTTCTTCGAGAATCTCTTCTTCTTGTTGTTTGACCGCGAGAGCAACCTTTCGTCCACCTTTTCGATGCAGCAGAGCATCGTTGGCACCAATCGTCAAAGCAACAGCTAGAGGATCAAATGCAAATATAATCAGGAAGATCATCCATTTGGTAGCGTCATCAACATCTTTACCAAGTGCTTTTGCGATAAAGATAATTGGTCCTGTATGGACCTGCTGCTCCAGAACTGTTGTTTTTAGCTTGTGACTTTCCGATGCGATCTGATCAAGCTCCTTGTTGTACTGTGCCAAATCCAAACCAATTCGATCACGAGCTGCCTTCTGTGTTTCCCACATCTTTCTGCGGTTGGTACTGTGATTACCGGGAATGGCATCAATCTGTGCATCGAGTCGTGCGCGTTGCGAGATTCGCTCCTGCTTTAGTTCCATGATCTCCGTTTTGCGGCTGTCATATAGCTGGATTTGAGTTTGCATCTCGTCGAGTGGTAAAGTGTCTTTCTGATAAGCAGAAGAAAGGAAACCAAATATACCTGCGGACGTTATGCCCATCAGCACTAAGATGGCTAACATTAGGTACGTTTTGCGCACGAAACCTATGTACTCCCAATATCGATAAACATATGAGGCAGCAACAAGTTTTCCAGCTTCGAGAGAGGAAGCCATGATAACAACTGGCCAAAATGTACCAGAGAAGATTTGCGCGAGTCCGTAGATGGAGAAAAACGCTGCCGAACCAGCAATCGACAGCGTCGTGAGAATTAAAATTGCGATAAAAATCATTTACATAACCTCCAGGTATTCAGAGGTTATTTATGATTAAATTCTGATCTCTGGTTTTTCCTTCGAGACGATCATTACTTTGGATTCGTCTGTTTTGCGAATAGCAACTCCATCATAATCAAAGGAATTGGTCCACATTGCTGGTTCCACACAGATGTAGTCACCAACCTCAACTTCCTGGCACTCATTTCCAACAACGAGAACTTTAGCCCAACGCCCTTCTTTGATAGAACGATCAAAGGCTCCATGACCCTGTCCCTGTCCGTTCTTGTCAGCGGAGATTGTAAATCCCCAGCTCGTCTCGTCCTCAAAGTACCCCTTTTGGTTAGTCTTTTGGAGAAAAGCAAATAGAATGCCGTTGCGAATGCATCTTAGTTTCATTCAGAATCCTCTGTATCTTTCTTCTTTATCTTTCTAGTGTATTTGCGTTTTGGCTTTACTTCTGGTTCTTTATCTTCCTCAAGAACCTTCAAAGCAATCTCTGGCTCTTTGATTTCTGGCTCTGCTTCGACTTTCTTTGTTTTCTTTGCCACCTTTTTCTTTGCCTTTGGCTTAGGTGGAGCAACATGTCGAAGCTCTTCTTTGACTGGAGCCTTGTCCTTGATTTCTGGCTCAACCTCAACGGGAGCCTGCTTCCCAGACTTTTCAGCTGCAGCTTTTGCACGCTCAGCAGCCCGCTGTCTACGACGCATACGACGATCTACAAAGTCTTCACGAGCGGACACTTCGGCTGGTTTTGGAGCGGAAGAGAGCTGCTGCTGAATCTCTAGAAGGTCGAAATCGACGACAGCGCCTTTTATACTTCTGACTGTTCTACCCTTTTTTGGCATATTAACCCCTAGTTATGTTATAGCTTATTCGCTATTTATATCCTTACAGGAATTCACTTTCCGCAGGGAGAGTTCCATCGGGATTAAGAAAGGGACCTTTGTTCGCTGCTGGCACCCCCTCATGCGCAGAGGGCGTAACTTCGCCTCTTGGTGGAGCTAGCCGTTGAGGTTGTGCAGGAGGTCTCTGGTCGAATGTGCTGCCACCCCCAGCAAACGAGAATGGCTGTTCACCACCTGGTGCCATTGCCTGAGGTGCCGCTTGTCTTACAACCTCTGTTTCTTTGATCTGAACGTCTGGCTTGATGGTGTCAAGCTTCTCGCGGATTGTCTTCCACTGGGCTGCGTTTGGTGTCCAGTTCTCTTCTTGCATCGACTCAACGCCTTCGAGCCAAGAGATGAATTCCGAATGTGTTACTTTTTTGTTTGATTTCTTTTTGGCTGCCATATTGATATCCGTTTGTTATTAGAAAATATCTCCAACTACGAGATCCTTTAGATATTTATTGTACGGATCTGAGGGGGCTACATTCACCCATTCGTTAGGTCCGATTGGATGGCAAAGCATTTGATTCTTCGCAAGCGAAGGAACATAATTGCAGTCTTCTGGTGTATAATCAAGTAGTTTCACTTTACCTGGGCGAACCATCGCGATTTCTGTACCTGCAACCATTGCTGTAAAGTCTTTGCCTGCCAACTCACCGTTTTCGATAACATCAATTTGCATTGTGTCCTCTGCATATACAAGCATACACCACGTTGCAGGGAGTTTAAACCTGAACCCTAAGACTTCAAGAGTGACGGTTGGGGCAACTACTTCCTCAAGAACAAGCAAAGGGGTCAATGTGAAATCTCGCATCTCGAGATCGAGCACCCAAAAATATTCGGTAAGGAGAGGAGTGGTAATGCTGTCGATGATAATAGCGTTTGTGTTTTCGTCGAAAATGAGCATAGTTTCTTCTTATAGTTGTAGTTGTTTAGGAAGTATACTATTCTTCATCGTAATTGACAACAGTTTTATGGTACGGATATTTTGCTTCTTTGTAGTACTTGATTCGCTCTCGAACGTGCTTCTTGCCGTACTTCAAATCAGAGCAGACGTCACATACGCTGACGAAATCTTTGTCTTTCGCCTTTCGCAGACCTCGACCGATTGTTTGAATGACCCGAATGAATGACTTGCCTAGGTCGATCAGCATTAGGTTGAAAATACGATTAATACTCAGACCTGTGCTCGCAATCTGAACGTTGGCAATAACAACCAAGTCATCGTGCTCCTTAAACAGCTCGTATATTTCCTGACGAGCTTTCTGTTTGTCTTTTCCGTGAACAAATACAGAGCCAGGAACTGCCTCGGATAACTTCTTACCAAAGCGAACACCATCAACCAGACAAAACACATTCCCCTTCTTTACATCTCGTTTTACTTCAATGAGGTGCGCAATCCATTCAATCCGAGGCTTGTATCCTTGCAAGTACCTCTTTTCATCGGCGTACTCAGCAAAGTACGAATCTTTGAACTGGATGTACGTAAGCGGCTTGTCCGGATCTTGGTCTAAGTATTCTTGATATTGTTTCTTGAAGTTTTCCTCAAGCTGAAAGATATCGATCTTCAGTTTGGAAAGATAGCCCTCATCAATAAGCACGTGAGCAGGAATCTCATAGACTGGATCACCAACAGCGATACGAACGGACATAGCATCCGTTTCTGCTTTTGGTAACGTACCTGTCAATCCATAACGGAAGATGATGTTCTTGCCATAATCATTTAGTAGCTTTTGCAGAACCTGACCTTTGATACCATGGCACTCATCAACAACCACAACCTGGAAGTCAGCAACAACACGAGGATTGTTCTGAAGTGCTTGCCAAGTAGAAACAACATGCGTATGTTTGAGGTCCTTCTGATCACCAGAATATTCACCTGTATCAAGTTCCCAACGAATGAACTCTCGCTTTGTCTGCTTGATCAAATCTTGGTTAGGAACAATCGTGATCGATCGCAAACCAACGTCTCCGTGAACATCAACAAGTGCCGCATTCATTATTGTCTTACCAGCACCTGTACCAGCAATAATCACGCCACCGCAGTTTTCTATAGCAGCGTTGACGGCATCAACTTGGTAATAACGAAGCTCGTATGGCTCGTCATCGTCGTCCAGGATATGAGCAAAGTGATCTTTGTCGATGGTCTTTATGTCGTACTGTCCGCTAACACGCTCATCGATCATCTCAAGATTGTATCCGAGGGATGTCAGTTTAGGCACTATCTCGGGGAGCAGGTAGACATAGGTCTTCCCTGTGTTGTGGAAATAGCGGATCTTACCATCCCAAACACCAAGTTTAAACTTTGGGTTGAAATAGTAGTTAGGAGCCTTGCGGGCGTAGTACTCGTAGAAGTAGCCTATGTGGTCGGGGTGTAGACCGATAATGGCACAGTTGACTTCATCAAGTAATTTTATTTTGGCGGTTCGTTTATAAGATGACATCTTCCAGGGCTGCAACTCTTATTTTTGTTATATTATTGAGGGCGTAGCCACGTGCTTTGAAGGACTCAACTGCTGACACATATAGTTCGTATATTTCCCTGACAGCTAGATACTTCTCATACACATTTAGGTATGCTTCATCGTCGTCGATGTATTTGTCTTTCATGCGATCAGAAAGATCCCGACCGTAATTCTCAAGTCCCTTTAACAGCTTGGAACGAACTCGAGCAAGCTCACTTTCAAAAAACTTTACAAGCGTGCTCAACTCGACCCTTCGTTCATCGTAGTACGAAAGGTGCTGTGATTGCTCACGGTTGGCGAATTCGATAGTCTTACCCTTGATGCCAAGATCAGCTTCCTTATTTTCCAACTGCTCAATGAAGGGAGTCAGCATTTGGCTAAGGTTCTTGTAGTTTTCGCCTAGATCGTCTTTGATGCTCAATTCACTTTACCTTTGGATTGTTCTGCAAAGATGATCATACTGTCAATTTGTTCCCTTGTCAACCCTGCAGATCGAAACTCACCGGCAAGGTCAGCAACTGTTTCAATGGACGTGTTAGAACCCTCATTAACCATTGCCTCGAGATTTTCTTGTTGTTCCAAACCTTTCAAGTAATCGAGGATCTCTTCTCGAGAGGACCCCTCTGCCATTGACAAAGGGACTCCTACCCTTACCACACGATTCAGTAAGGGTAGGAGGTCTTCGGTAACGGTGAGTTCTTCATCTTCTGCTGTTATGACTTCACCCACCTCAAAGTTGAGTTCGCCTGCAACAAAGACGGTGTCATCGACTACGGCTGCAGACTTCCACAAAACACGATCCCTTGCTTCTTCACCCAACATGGACACAGCTGCCGAAGTGACGGTGTCCAACTTGTCAAGGATCAAACGTGTCATTTCGTCATACGTCGTTTCGCGGTCCTCAAAAAGCTGCATTAATGGTGTCATTTGTTCTTCCATACAGTCTCCTGTACCTGCATCAAAAGCTCTGCTGCGAACTTGACGTCAGGTTTCTTGGAAAGTGAAGTTTGCTTGTACCACACTTCCCGCACTTCCCTGTCCTTTTGTTCAGCGTACTGAACAACCTGTTCGTATGTCCACGCACCATTTCTGATCGCAAGCAGTTCTTCGGCATCGGGGCGTCGAACAACAACTTCGCCATCGCGCAGTGCTTCTACACCCATCCGTAGAAGACGAACAAGATGCATAGCGTGCTTGGTGTCATAGCCAAACTTCTCTTCCAGTTCACCACGAGCAACGTTGCGGTTCTTCTTCCACTCCCAATACTGCTCATGCTTTTCCTTGGCTGTTCTGTACTCGTCCTTGTTGAAACGAACCAACATTTCTGGAGCACCCAACGTATGGCGATCACCTTCGAACGTCGTATTGAGTTTACCATTCACGTCGTATGTTTCGTAGCCTTCTGCTGGGTATACACCATACAGTTCACCGCCGTAAGGAACCAAACGATAGCCTTCCTTTACCAGATGGAAGTTGCCTGGCATTACTTTAGCCTTACCAAAGTTCTGAACCATAGACACGAAGTCTTTTGGCTGAGGTGGATTCTCGGACTGAGGATTGTTGATCCACTTGTTGTGTCCTTTGATCCGCTTCAACTGAGACAAAGCATATCCACTGAACGTAAATGCCAACTTAGAAGACAAAAGTCTCTGTCGGTTTTCACGAAGCAAGTCGTAGGCGGGAGTGCGGAAAACGATGTCTTTATCGTCCACCCACAGCGTCTCGACGATGTTTGGATTGCAGTCCAAACACAGCTTCATGAAATGAGCCAACTCATAGAGTTTCGTGTCTTCTTCATCCACATCCGTGCTTTCACGAACAGGAAAGAACGGCGTCAGCACGTTTACTGGATCTGCACAGAAGATACCACGAAAATCCACATCAGATGTAGGCAAATTTGTTCCATAGGCAAGAGAACCTGCGTAGTGCTTGACCAGCATGTTCTCTTGCATCAATTCTTTAGCGCTTCTAACTTTCACTGTTTTCAACCCTTTAGGGGGACTTTCGTCCCCCATTGTTACTTATAGTTTCTACCTTGCTAAGGGTACCTGATTTCTGACCAAAAGTCAACAGTTACTCGTCATCCTCAAACCAGTGTGGGTGCAGTTCTCTGAACGCCTGTTGGACAGTTGGATCGTTCCAGTAGTAATCACTATCACTTTGGCAATCCCAATCCATGTCTTCGAGTTCCACGATGAGAGTTTTGATCGCTTCCAACTTATCAGCGTCGTCGTCAAGGATAGCAGGGACGATCGCGTCAAATACTCGTGTTCCGCTACACCATCCCATTAGCCTTCTCCTTCTTCCAGAAGTCCAACCTTGGCGGCACGGCGCTTCTTACCAGAGGTCTGTTTCTCAACTTCCTCTTCGTCCTCAGCACCAACCTGTAGAAAGGACCTTGATTTCGCCTCGCACTGGACAAGGATTTCACCAGCGTGATCAGCGATGTCTTTCTCATACCAAGACTTGTCTTGTCCAACGATCGACCAGCGTGACCCCTTCTTCTCAAGAACGCCAAGCTCAAGTGCGACGTCTGCCAAACCAGAGTAAGGATCGATACCATCTTCGTATGGAACTTCGATTGTGACTGTCTGGAAAGGTTTGGTGAAACGAGTCTTGTAGCCTTCACACTTCATACGAATACCAGCCACATTCCCAGCAGTCTTATCTTTCAGTTTCAGCTTTGTGAGCATAACGATCTGCGATAGCGAATACTTCACAGCGTCCTTGACCATCCACACGCCCTCACCATTCATCACGTCCTGATTACGATAAACCTGATCAGTGATAACAAGTGAGATGTTGGTGTCCTTGATAGCCTGAACGAAAGTACGAAGCATCTTCTTGAGCTGCTTGTTCTTCTGTCCCTGATCACCTTTAATGACACCCTTACTGAACTGCTCTTCTTCTGTTTCTGTCAAAAGCATGTCCAAGCTGTCGATACCAATAACAACCATGTCGTCAGCGTCGGATGCCTTATAGTTCTTAATGAAGTTCGAAACGATTCGAGTAACATCAGGGATGGTGATAGCTGGAAGGTACATGTAGTCCGCTTCATCGGTGCTTATCCCAATCGCTTGCGCAAACTGGTCATCAAACGCGTTTTCGGAATCAATCACAACAGCAAACGCACCTGCCTGCTGAGCGTTACGAAGAATGTTGCCTAACACGAAACTTTTACCAGCGCCAGAAGGACCAACAAGACCTGTGACTCGACCTTGTGGGATGCCCTTCATGAAACTACCAGAAATGATTCGGTTCAGAACATGATTGCCTGTTGAAAACCAGTACGAAGGTGGTGAACTTGAACCTTCCTCAATACCAAGCTTATCTAGGTCCTTTTTGAACCCTTTCATAAAATCCATTGCCATTTTATTATTCTCCTACAACGGAAGGAATGTGGGGAGGAATTGCTCCTCCCCACTTGTTGCTTCTTGCTTATTCAGCAGCTTTCGACTTACGACGAGAACGAATCTTCGCGAGAATGTCCTCACCATCAGCGTCCAGTTCTGTTTCGCCTGCAGGCTCTTCAACAGAGGCTGACTTGGCAGCGACAACAGGAACGTCATCGTTGTCATCGTCAGTTGTTGCAGGAGCAGGCTTGCTTGCAGTTGCCTTAACAGCAGCAGCAAACCCACCAGACGAACCCTCATCAAGAGGAGTACCAGACATGGCTGCGTTCAGCAGAGCTTCTGTCTTTTCCAGACCTGGGTTTGGAGGTAGGAGTGTTGAAAGATCAACAGATTCTTCTTCGATCATTGCGATCGTGTCTTCGTCGAGGTCGGAAGGACGACGAGCGAAGTTGGAACCAAGAGCGTAGGTTGAATAGTCACCCTGAGCTGACTTCTTGATGGTGAAGTTGTATCCACCTTCGTAAGCATAAGGGATCGTATCAAGATCACCACTTTCAAAAGCAGCCTTGATGATACCAAACAACTGGTAACCTAGGTTGATGAAACGAATCTTACCCTCGTGGTTTTCTTTTGTTTCCTTGTCGACTTCGAGTGGATCTTCCACAACGAGAACCTGACCGATATGCTGACGCTTCTTCCAGTACTTCTTGCCGTTAGCTTCATCCTTGGCTTTGTAGTACTGTTGAGAAACGGCGCAGATTGGGCAATCCTCACCGTACATGCTTAGGCATGGAGTGGAACGCTTCTCACCATTGATAATAAGGTTATGCATAACCTTCTCAACCAGGAAGCCCATTGGGTTATCTTCGTTCTTGTCTGGAAGAAAACGAATTACCGCCTGGGAATCCATTGGCATTGTAAAGAAGGTGTAGTAGTTGCTTGGACGGCCGCCTGAAGAACGCTCAGGGGTTTTGAATGCACTTTGTAGACCAG